TGGCCAGGGATTGAAACAGAGAAGGAGCTCTTTGACGTATACTACAAAGTAGTATCAATGATCAAGGAGAAAATTGGGAATCAAACTTTGTTTTGATTAATTGTGAAAAACTACTTCCAGCTTATATTTTACGTGAAAAAGCATGTCAGATATCAAGTTTGACCCGAATAATTACCGGGTGCATAACGACAAAAACAAAAAGATCATCCGGAAGAGTCTGGAAGATTGTGGTGCTGGCCGGTCGGTACTTGTTGATAAAGACAATATCCTGATTGCCGGTAATGGCGTTTTTGAACAGGCGCAGGAAATGGGATTGAAGGTGCGAGTGATCGAGAGTGATGGATCTGAGCTTGTGGTTGTGAAGCGAACAGACCTCTCATCAGAAGATGAAAAGAGAAAGCTTCTCGCACTTGCAGATAACCACGCATCTGACACATCCGTGTTTGACATGGACCTGGTCCTAGAAGATTTTTCTGAAGATGTGCTTGAGAGTTTTGAGTTCGATCTGGATGACTTTCATTTCTCGTCATCAGATATCGATAGCATATTCTCAGAGGAGCTTAATCAACGAGCGCCAAAGCCAAAAGAATTAATCTGCCCACATTGTGGTAAGAACGTTTATGAAGAAGACATTGAAGAAAAGAGTAGTGACGCATAACGCCATCGAGGGATATCATCACTACCCGGATCCACCGAAAGAAGTATCATTCCTGCAATATCCGCACAGACATTTATTTGAAATACGCTGTCAATTCGAAGTGAATGACAGCAATCGCGAAGTTGAGATATTCATCCGGCAGAGCGCAATTGATATGACCATCCGCAAGCACTTTGGTAAGCCTGCTGAGTTTGGTGATATGAGTTGTGAAATGATTGGCGAATGGATCCTCAATGAATTCGATAATTGTGTAGAAGTTGAAGTATTGGAGGACAGTCATGGTGGAGCCATTATTCAAAGATAGCCTTAAAGTACATTTTGCCGGTATGGAGGACATGCCAAAAGCCGCCTGCATGAATGCGGTGGGTGTTCAATATTACCTGTTCACCTGCTATCATTTCGTCCTGGCCAGGATGAAAGGCAGCAAGTCCCGGAAGCAATACTACATACCACACCAGCTGGAAGAGTTCGGGAAGCATGTGATCATGGACTCCGGCCTATTCACCCTCATGTTCGGGGCGGCCAAGGGGAAGAAAGATGAAGCTTTCATCATGAAGTGGATGGAAGAGCTGGTCGGCTTCGTGAAGGAATCAGGATTCAGAGGCACATGTGTTGAAGTTGACTGTCAGAAGGTGCTTTCACCCGATGCGGCATGGAGATTCAGGAAGAAGCTCCGCAATATGCTCCCGGATAACAGGATCATCAATGTTTTCCACCTGGAAGATGGTCCGGACGGATTGGACCGGTTGATTGAGTTCTCAGATTACATCGCTCTGAGTGTACCAGAATTCAGGATCCACAAATCAGGGACCTACAAAAAAGATATAAGTGCACTCACCCGTTACATCAAGCATAAGAAACCAAGTATCGATATCCATTTACTGGGTTGCACAGATAATGAGATGTTGCTCGAGAACAAGTTCTGCACCAGTGCTGACTCTACCTCATGGAGCGCTATCATTCGATGGCCACGGGTGCCATTGATGCTACGCGGGAAGAGACTGAAAAAGCATGTGAGTCAGATCAACGAAAAAGAGCTTGTTGACCGGTATCGCGATGTGATCTTGGAAATTGCGGGGAGATTCAACATGAACATCACTCCCAAATCAATGATCAATCACGCGAAGGTCTGCTTTGCGGGCGATATGTTCTTGCATGAGTATGATTACTTACTTGGATACCAAAAATGAACAATATGTATAGAGTAAAGAAAAGACTTGAGGTTTCAGCTGCTCACTCGCTGAAATTGTCTTACGAAAGTAAATGTGAGAACCTTCATGGCCATAATTGGATTATTGACATCTTCTGTCAATCGAAAGAGCTCAATGAGGATGGGATGGTAGTCGATTTCTCTCACCTGAAAGGTCAAATTCAGAATATCATGGACCATAAAAACCTGAATGAAGTTTTTGACTTCAATACGACAGCTGAGAACCTGGCAAAGTGGATCTGTGACAACGTAAGAAATTGTTACCGGGTCGATGTTCAGGAGTCAGAAAACAATATCGCGACTTATGAAAAGGATTAACGAGATATTCTACTCCCTGCAAGGCGAAGGTTATTACACCGGTAGCCCGGCCATCTTCGTCCGTTTTGCTGGCTGCAACCTAAAATGCCCGTTCTGTGATACCAGGCATGGGATTTATAAGACGATGTCTGACCAGGAGATCCTGTATCAAGTAACAAGGTACCCGGCCAATCTTGTTGTTCTTACAGGAGGAGAGCCGGCCATGCAAGTGACAGCTGAGCTTGTGGAATTGCTGCAGTCAGCCGGCAAGTATGTCTGCATCGAAACAAATGGCACCATACCGGTTCCGGAAGAGATCGACTGGATCACATGCTCGCCGAAAGGCAATTATGAGTTGAAGGTGAATTTCGATGAATTGAAGATTGTTTTCACTGGCAGCGTTGATCTGGAAGAGTACGAACGAAAACAGTACTGCAATATGTATCTGCAGCCATGCTCCGGGAAGAATATTGAAGAAGTAATTGAATACATAAAAAGAAAGCCATGTTGGAAGTTAAGCTTACAAACACAGAAGCTGGTAGGGATACGGTAATATCGAAAGAAGTTGCTGAACAACATATCCGGGAAATATTCGAGTACATCGGAGAGGATCCAAACCGTATCGGACTACTCGGTACCCCTGATCGAATCATCCGCATGTGGAAGGAGATATTCCGAGGGTATGATCCGGAACAGAAACCGAAGATCACTACATTCCCAAATGGAGAGGATGGACTATTCTACGATGATATGATTGTTGACACGGGAAGTTTCTACTCCATGTGTGAACATCACTCGATGCCATTCTTTGGTCGTTACTGGTTTTCGTATATCCCGGAAACGAATGGGAGGATCCTGGGCCTTTCAAAGATCGCCAGGATGGTTGATTACTGCTCAGCAAGGTTGCAGATACAAGAACGTCTCGTTACGGATATCGTTGAAGAGATAAGCGCAGCACTCGGCCCAGGACCTCACAGCATCGCTATGCTCATGAAAGGTGAGCACCTGTGCAAGACGATGAGAGGGGTGAAGAAAAAGGGGTACATGACATCTCAATGTTTGACTGGAAGCTTCAAGAAGATGGAGCATCAAGCTGAGTTCTTCAATTTCGTGAATTTAAATCAATAATTATTAACTTTGCGGTGAACAATTTAGTATCGCAATAATGACTGAAACAGAAATGTACAAAGAAATTATCGAAAAGCGACTTCAACGTAAACGTGATCAGTTAAAAGAAATTGAAGCGATCATGCAGCAGGGTGAAGTCACACAGGCGGAAAAGAAAAGCTACATGGAGGTCAAGGCTGTTATCCTTGAGCTCGAAAATGTACTTGATCTCGCAGAAACACTGCTGAAACAATAACGACACACAGACACACTGTCACTCAGAAACAAAATCAATTCTTGTTGCCTACCATCGATTAGCCCTGGCCGAAAATGTCAGGGCTTTTTTAATGTGGGTATATGAAAAGACGAGTGATCGTATATTTTAGATGAAAAGAGGGATGAACGACATTAAGGCCAGGCATATTAAAGTCCTTCGGGATCTGCCAATATCTGAAATGACGGATGAGGAGATTCTCAAGGCAGCTGTTGATAGATTAAAGACAAAAGCGGCAATGCTGTGTTACGAGGATCCAGACAACAAGAGAGTGATATTTCTTGGTCGTTATAAAGATGGAGGTCGTATTATCCTTAGACAATTACAAGTTGCATGGGAAGAAAAGTTTGGAGAGTGGAAGAAAATTGAAGAAGATTGAAGAAGATATATAGCAATGGCAAAGTATAATAAAAATATTGTTGAGAAGATAGCTAACCTGATCAGAGAGGATAGCTACACCATTGCGGAATTATGTGATAAAGTTAATATATCCAAGGATACTTACTATCGATGGTTAGCGCAGAAAGCTGACTTTTCGGACGCTATTAAAAAAGCTGAAGAGGATTTCAACGCTCTTATCATCGTTGAAGCCAAAAGGTCACTGATAAAGCTCATCAAGGGGTACACAGTGCAAGAGAAAAAGACCGTTACGGCAGACACCGGCAAGAAAGACGATGAAGGGAAGCCTATCATACGGGTTAAAGAGCATTCAGTTGTTGATAAGCATTACCAGCCAAATACTGCTGCTGTGATCTTTGCTCTTACTA